ATCCATTCGGATGCGCCGCCGCTTTTTACCAAAAAAAAAGCTCCGTAACCGAAAGGTTACGGAGCTTTGGCAGCGGGTGAAGGATTCGAACCCCCGTATAAATCGTTAAAACCATTGTGCCACAATGATGCTTATTCTTCATTAGCATTTTTGTTAGCATTTTCTTCGCTGCGATAGAATGCACTCAGGGCCGTCTCATAGCGAGCTATGTCCGACTTGGCAATGTGGGTATAGATTTTATGCATGGTTGTGGCGTCAGCCCAACCTCCGATTTCCATTGCGATTTTATCCGGAATCTGGAGGTGGTAGGCCAGGGAGGCGAAGCTGTGCCGGAGGCCATGGACTCCGACATTCGGAAGCCCATTCGCGCTGCAAATCTTTTTGATGGCGCACCGAAGGCTGTTTTGATGTATCTCCAGCACCGGGCCGGATGGTTTCCGGTCACGCTCCAGCGCCGTTGCCAGTTCTGGAATCATGATGGGGACCTTGCGGGTTGAGGTAACATTTTTGTTCTGGCGCTTTTCAATATACTTGTTGTCCTCGTTCAAGACTACCGCGCCGGATACGCGGATGAATTTCGGATTCTGCGGTATGTTCTGCCACTTTAAGGCTTGAATTTCTGATACACGGAGAGAGCATAAAGCCAACAGGCAGGGAACCGCATATTTCGTATCCTTGACAGCGGAGACAAATTTTTTTATTTCATCAGGTGAAAGAAATGGCTTTTCGGCTGGGATCTGAACCGGAAGGGTAATCGCCGGCAGCTTTTTCCCGGTGGCGTCCTCTACGACGCTTCGAATAAATCCCCAGGCGTTTTTCAGTGTTTTAGGAGAGCATAGGGCGGCCTCCTGATTTACAATGACCTGCCACTCGGACTCCGGTATTTCGTCCAGCCTGCGGGACAGTGTGCTCCTGAACCGGTGCTTTTGAATGGTTCGGTATCCCCGCACAGTCAGAGGGGACAGGGTATTGTCCCGAGCCGATATGTAGCGGTCTATGGCCTCGTTCAATGTCGGGGAGTCTGTTTCCTCCGGGTTCTTCGGGGCTCTCTTACCAACCAGATACTCTGCTTTTACCGCTTGAGCCTGCCGGGTACACTCCTTTTCTGTGCTGGCCGTTACCGGAATACTCTCTCCGCCGAGGCGGAGCTGTATAAACCATTTCCCGGACGAGAGTTTCCTGGCCTTTGGAACTTTCATTGACAAATTCCCTCCATTCCGATAAAATGAAGGAGCGGAGCGCCTACAAGCATCTGCCCTTGAGCCGCCTCCGGTATTGCGAGTACCGGGGGCGGTATTTTATTGCGCTTTTTTCAGCTCCTCAATTTCACGGGAGTGCTTTCTGGCGATGGCCTCTAACGTATCCAGCCGTCCGTCAATGATGTCCATATCGTCTTCGCTGGGCATCCGGCGCAGGATTTCCTCTTGACCTTCGGCCAGCAGATTGAATTTCGTTTGAACTTCTGTATCAAGCAGAGTTTTTACGTCCTGCATGATATCTCGTCTTTGCTGTGCCATAAGCTGCGCCATTCTTTTTTCGGATGCTCCGATTTTAGAATCCATGATTTCTGCGATTGCCTGCAAATCTTTTTCATCCAACATATGTAAAACCTCCTCGATTGTCAAGCCACCTCTCCTGGGGCGGCTCTTTTTATGGCCTCGGCGGGTTGCAGACGGAGCAGGGTTCATATCCCCTGCCGATTGCAGCCGCAATATTGTAAATCCAAAAATCGCGTCCTTCTATGTACTGGCATCCGTAAGTGTGGTATTTTTCTCCATATTCGGTTGTGATAACAGCGTAGTCCTGCCAGAAATTCAATTCTGACTGCATTTCATTTTTTTGAGACCTTATATCGTTATACTGTTCTTTGAGCCGTTCATAATTTTCTTCAATTACATCTAATTCCGTTTGCATAGAATCAATTTTATTTAATAGATTTCCCCTGCTATAAATAAACACCCCAGTTATAATCAATATAACAACAACAGAGCACGCAAAAAGTATTCTCGCCCTTTTAAGGCGCTTTAGCAGACCTTTTTCATCCAAAGGAATATCCCCACCCTTTCGATCAGACCCTATGATCGCTTCAAATGCCCCATTTATGAGCAAAAACGCTAGTGTGGAAAATACAATAAACGTAAAAGGATTATAAAACGAATATAATGGCCAGAGTAAGAAACCAAAGAAAAAGAAAAGACCTAGCCCAGCAAGAAAATTAGCAAACGTACAATCAAGTTCCTGCATAAAGGGAAAATAGAAAGCTCCAATAAAAGCGGAAATTAGATAGGCAATAGAGAACAGAAATATATAATTTGGCAGATAACCTTCTTTATCTTTTTCGATTTTATTCTCCATAAACTGTATTTTAACCCTCTTTGTTCCCGGCAATTAGAACAAACTGATCGTGCCCATACGATATTTAGCGAGACGTTGCGGAACTCCCATATAGGCCGCGGCATCTGAAATTGTGCGCTCTAAAAATGGAAGAAGTTCATTGTCATCATACAGAAAATCAAGCGCGAAACGATCAGCTTCATTCTCGAATTTCTCAACCGAAAATCTTGTATGTGCCCTCAAAAACGGCGTACTTAGATTCGGATGCAGAATAGCATGAGCCACCTCATGGGCACAGGTGAATGTAGCGAGATACCCATCCAGCTCCTCATTGATATGTATGAACTTCTGCTTGTAACAGCGGTTATAATACCCCAAAATTTCGCCCAAAGGCTCATGGAGCACAATAATACCTAGTGATGCCGCCAAATCGAACGGGTTGCGCGTTTCGTATTTACGGCACATCGCTTCGGCAATCACTTTGGTATCCACCGCTAATCCTCCTTACGGTATTTTTTCGGCGTATACTTTTGCTTGGCAAGTTTCTTACCCATTTCCATACTGTTACGGAGAGAATCTGCTAGGAGCTCGCGGGTTGTCGGATCAATGGATTCGCCTGAAAACATAAGCCCGTCCTGCCCGCTCTCCAGATCTGCTAAAATGTCCGCTAACTTTTTTTCAATATCGCGCTCATCCTTCTTGGTAAGGGTGGGCGCTTTTGTTTTTGCGTCAAGGAGTTCGTCCACAGTAACTTCTAATACGAGCGCAATCCTTTTGATGGTTTCAAGGTCTGGCTCTCTATTACCTGTTTCGTACTGGCTCAATGTATTAGCCGCAATCCCAAGCTTGGCGGCCAATTCCTTCTGCTTTATTCCTTTACTTTTTCGTATCTCTTGGATTCTCACTTTGACCACCTCGCTTACACTATATATCACAAAATGTGAATAATCAAGCACAATCACAAAAAGAGATTTTTAGCAAATTTGCCAGCTTGATAAAATCACGATATGAGAATATAATAGTTCACACAACGAGAATTTGGAGGTGAGAATTTGGGTACCTGTTTCCGAATCAAAGAGCTACGGCAGTCCGCCGGATTAACCCAGGCCCAGCTTGCGTTTCGGCTGGATTTGAAAAGCCCGAGCACCGTAACTATGTGGGAGACCGGAGATCGAAAACCTCCGAGCACAGTTCTTCCGCGCCTTGCTCATGTACTTGGTGTTTCTGTTGATGCTCTCTACGAGAATACCACAAGCGAAGTCCGATAAAACGGACTGATAGGAAGGGGGTGATTGATTGACCGCCCTTGATGCTATCGAGGCAATCAGTAGGCTCGGCTGTTTTCTCGGCGCTATGGGACATCTGTTTTTCTTTTTCAGAAGCTGGAGCAAACTGGACAGCTCAAAAGCTGGAGCGGATACGATCCATGAGCCAAAGAAACCCGTCCCGCGCTCCAGGGAGAAGGCTGAAAAAGGTGAGAATGCCAATGACTGCGCTGAATATCCCTACGATAGGTTTCCAGCGGCGTTTCAGTTTTTCTATCATGGCCTTCTTTTTCTCGTCTTTTATTCTATTTTCAAGCTCTAACGGTTCATCGAACAGCCGCTTGACTTCTGATTCATGGGCCTTATCGTATCCGGCCGCAAGCAGGATCCGGCGGCGCTCCTCATCGCTCCGGGAGTTCCGGTAATCTTCCGCGATGTCCTGAGTCCACTCATCATCAACGTGGGGCTTTGGGTAGTCAGACACAGTAATCACTCCTAAAACGGTATGAAAATCAGGCCAACCTGGTTGGCGACAGTGTTGGCCGTCATAGATTTTTACGCTTTTCAATGCGGGTGGCAGGTGGAAGCTGCCGCGTTTGCGCCCCTATCATACCAAATCATTATGTGTCTGGCTACCCCAAGCTCCACGCAAAAGAGGGGGTGAAACAGATTGGAGAGCAAAAATACCGCCCCTGGTGGGCAAGACCAGGAGCGGATCGTTTCAGAATTTGGAAACACAAAAGAGATGGAGCGGGAACATCCGTTCTGCGGGGCCTATCTGCTGGAGCATATTTCGGCGGTAATCAACATGGCCTGCCGCCACGGCGGCGGGGCGGTGGTGGAGCTGAAGGACATGGCAGAGCCAGATCTCTCGTGGACGATGGGCTTGTGCAGAGCCATGGCGGATGCGGCGGCGCAGTACATAGGATGCGCCGACGGCGAAAAGCCGGGTGTATGCGCGGTTATGTGTCAGAGGTGTCAGAAAGAGAACGCGGGACATCTTGAACCAATTTGCACCGGGAAGAAAACTTGCACCCGTTTTTAGGGCACTCGACGGATATGAGGATGCCGTTGGAATAGGTGCAGACAACCGGGACAACCCTTCCGGCATATTCACATCGCCCTGTTATGGCGACTGACTTCACAGGATTCTCCATAAAATCACCCCCTCTCCGCCCTTATGATACCACGGGGCAAAAAGGGGGACAACAAAAAACGCCCCCGCCGGTGGGGGAACACCGACGAGGGCTGCAAACCTAATCGACCACACCGACTAGGCTTGATGGAACAAGTGTACTACTTTCCTTCGAGCCTGTCAACTGGCAAGGAGGAAAAATTATGCCGAACAAGAAAGATGAAATTGAGAACCGCTTTACCGCCGCGCGGCACGTCATGGACGACCTGTGCCGCGCCTATTACGGGATGACCTGGGACGAGCACGAACGCCTTCATGGAGGACGGGGCGGCTCAGGCGGCTATCTCCCGCTCTTTACCGCCTGCCTCCAGATGGCGGCGGAGCTGGCCGGGAAGGAATTTGACCCGGCCAACTACACGGAACTGGAGCTGTGGCAGCTCTGTGAGCTGTACGCCGCCTCCGGGCTGTCCGTACAGGATTTTGCGGAGCGGCATCTGTAAAAAGGAGGAATCAGAATGCCAAAATTGAGAATGACAGACCAGCAGCGCAGAGAAAAGGCGCTGATGCGGGCACTCGAAAAAGCCAAATTTGAGAACGACCTGAAATATGACATAGATGTTGCCAACCGTTTGGGCATCGTTCCTGTTACATATCTGCGCAGAAAGAAAAAGTCGTTTCAGACGACGCCCCTACAGGATTTCGCCTTGATGGCACGGGTGCTTCATTTTACAGGCCGGGAGGTCTGCGAGATCGTCGGCGTCCCATACAAGGAGGTGACGACAGAATGAATCATCAGGCCGAGCGCGACAGGCGCGCAAAGGCGTACAGCTACCGGGCCTACCGCCGCCGGGTACAGCAGGCGCAGGCGATGGCCCAGCGGGTACAACTGGCGGTGGTTGCCGGAGCGGCGCTGGTGCTGGCTATTCTGGTGGCAGCGAGCCTATGAAAAAGCAACTGATCGTGACTACCGTATACCTATTCTTTTTGTTGGCGCTGGTTGCACTGATCGAAATTGTCTGGAACCAGGAACCGGAGCAGCCAGCCATTGAGACCCCGGCGGCAACCACCACCCCGTCCCCCACGTCCACCGGCCCGCTCACCATCCAGATCACCGGACTGGAGGGCGCGGAGAGCATCGACGATGTGTGGGCGGTCATTGAAATCCCACATTGAGGAGGGAGCAAAATGGACTTAAAAAAGATTTTGGACGAGCATCTCCTTTGGCTGAATGGAAAGGGCGGCAGCCGTGCCAACCTGCGCAATGCCGACCTGAGCAATGCCGACCTGCGCGGTGCCAACCTGAGCTGTGCCAACCTGAGCAATGCCAACCTGAGCTGTGCATCTATGGATCAAATGATATGGGATATTCATACAGTTTTTTACCCGCTGCAATGCCCAGATTCCGGTTCTTATATCGGCTATAAAAAGGCAAGTGGCCTTGTTGTGGAGTTGGAAATCCCCGCAGATGCACGCCGGTCCTCCGCTACTAGCCGAAAATGCCGCGCCAGTAAGGCCAAGGTATTGAGTATCACAGATATCAACGGAAATCCTGCTGGCGGCCAGGTAAAGAGCAATTATGATCCGAACTTTGTTTATGCCATAGGCGAAACCGTTGAGGTGACTGATTTCGACGATAACCGATGGAACGAGTGCTCCACTGGCATTCATCACTTTATTACACGGGCGGAAGCCGTTATTTACGAATAAAAGCGCCGCTCCCCGGTGTGCGAGACCGGAGGGCGGCAAAAAGGAGAATAGAATGAAACCTATCATCATTAAAACATATCCAGTAACGGAAAGCAAGTGTGAATTGGTGCGATTACAGAAGGATGCGAATGATGTCGTAGCTTCCCTACAAAGGTGCTCTGGACTCACAAAGGCCTATATCGTTTCTGAAATCATTCGGCAGGCCGCTCCTTATGTGGAATTCAAGTTACAGGAGGTAACATTCAGTTATGAACCCGATACAGAATCCTGATGCGCAGGCCCGCCCTCCGGTTTCACATTGTGGACGGTGTGACGGAGAGGTTTGGAGTGACGAGCCAATCTTCCAGTGGGATGGACAATGGATTTGTCTGGATTGTTTCAAAGATTCTATTAAGGCAATGCTGGAAGACGACCCGGTTTTGCTTGCCTATGAAATGCAGGTAGAGGTGGTGAGATATATTTGAAAGCCTCTGGAAATTGCGTGACCTTTTATAAAACAGGGAAAGCAACGGTGTTGGTTCACTATCCCAATGGGGATGTTTGTTGCAGATGGTGTCCGTATGTCCGATACGACGAAAGTCTACGGCGGCACCGCTGCTTATTCACTGGTGAATACCTCCCGTTCCCGTTAGAGACACGGGGAAATGAATGCCCGGTTATTTTAGAGGAAGGAGAAACAGAATGGGGATCCCAGTGATGGTATATGGACAGAGTGGGTCAGGAAAATCTACCAGTCTGCGTAACTTTCTGACTGACGAGGTTTGTGTAGTCAATGTCAGCGGGAAACCGCTTCCATTCAAGACAAAAATCAAGACATACAACTGTGACGACTACATGAAAATCGACACAGCAATTAGGACTGCCCCTGCCAAAGCGATTGTAATTGACGACGCTACATATCTGATGACCAATGAATTTATGCGTGGAGCTAAAACGACCGGCTACCAGAAGTTCACGGATATGGCACTGAACTTTTGGACGTTGATTCAAACAGCGATCCGACTCCCCGATGACAAAGTAATTTATTTCATGGGTCATGTAGACCTTGACCAGAACGGGAACGAGAAATTCAAGACTATTGGTAAACTGCTGGACGAAAAGGTCACCCTGGAAGGGCTGTTTACTGTAGTGCTAAAGACAGTCGTAACCGACGGGAAATACCAGTTTTCCACACATACAAACGGAGCCGATACGGTCAAGTCACCAATGGGCATGTTCTCTGAAAACCTGATTGATAATGACTTGAAGATGGTTGACAGCGCAATCCGTGATTACTGGGGCTTGTCCCCATTGAAAAATGAGGAGGAACACAAATGAGACAGTATTCTGATGTAAAGGCCGCTCCCAACAAAGCCCGTGAAATTATCCCTGCCGGCGGATATGTGGCGAAGGTAAATGCAGCAGTAGTCGAAACTACAGATTATGGGGATCGCCTTATTATTTATTTCGATGTAATCGAGGGCGATTACAGAGGATTCTTCCAGAAGGACTATTCTGAGCAAAACCGAGAGGACAAAAAGTGGCGCGGAATCTACCGCATGTATCTTCCCAAAGATGACGGCTCTGAAAAGGACTCCTGGAGCAAGCGGACTCTTGGAAATGTGATCTGGTCATTTGAGGCAAGCAACAATGGCTACCACTGGGATTGGAATGAATCTGTCCTGAAAGATAAGCTGATCGGTGTCCTTTTCCGAAACAAGGAGTGGGAGTACAACGGACAGACTGGTTGGACTACTGAATGCTGTGCCGTTACAGACATTGAAAGCATCCGGGCCAATAAGTATAGGACTCCCAAGGACAAGCCCTTGTCTAACAAAACGCCCGCCGGGTTCACTGACCTTTCAAATGAGGAAGATAAAGACCTTCCCTGGGTAATGAACTAATGCACCCGTGCAACGTGAACGTGGCCCTCAGTAGCATGACGGTTCTAGTCGATACAAGGGAACAGGATACGCCAAGCGCCAGGCGGCGCATGAAGCAAATCGGAGTCCCGATTGAGAGGGTTGCCCTCTCTTTCGGGGATTACTCCACAAAATGCAATGTCATAGATCTGAGAGACCAAGTTGCTATTGAGCGAAAGATGGACTTAGATGAACTATGTGCTTGTTATGGAAGAGACCGCAGCAGATTTACACGGGAATTTGAACGCGCCAAAGAATCCGGAGCAAAGTTATACATGCTGGTGGAAAACGCAGATTGGGAAAAGGCGTACAAAGGAGATTACCGGAGCCGGATGTCGTCCGCGTCTTTGGTAGCCAGTATGCAAGCATGGCTTGCCCGCTACAATTGCCAGATTCTTTTCTGCGCCTCGCAGACAAGCGGGAGGCTCATTCATGACATTTTATTCCGAGAGCTGAAAGAACGGCTGGAGGCCATTCCGGATGAAGATTGCGGATGAAATCAAATCTCTGGTTACGATGCAGCAGGTCGCCGAATTTTATGGTTTTCAGGTGGGGCGGTCAGGGTTTATATCCTGCCCGTTCCACACTGGGGATCATACAGCCAGCCTAAAAATCTACGATGGCATCGGAGGCTTCCATTGTTTCGGATGTGGCGCTCATGGCAGTGTAATTGATTTTGTGATGCTGCTGTTCAACTTGAACTTTCAGCAGGCCGTCCTCAGACTTAACGCGGATTTCCATCTGGGGATATCCAGCAAAAAACCAAACAGGTCTGAACGTTCTAAAATCTTGGAGGAACGGAAAGTTGAGCAGTGGGGCAAGGAGCAAGCAGAGGCCAATTTCCAGCGAATGATTTCAGAAATGAGATACTGGGAAGAGGCGCAGGAAGTCTTCCAACCGGTCAAAACAGTAAATCGCGCATACTTCCATCCGTTATATGTTGAGGCCGTCAAGCGCCTCCCATACATCCGGTATTGGCTTGACGAGTTTATAGAGAAGGGAGGCAAGAAAGAGTGGAAGAAATTCCAGCTTACACAAGAGACGACTACTTGACAAGCACAGAACCATTTGAGTATTTATACGCCCACAAAGAAAATAAATTTGAGTTGAAGCAACTTCTTGGCCGCATGTCGGCCCAAGCGCAAACTGTTGGTGTTCGGAATTTAGCTGCGCTGTTTAAGGCATATTTGGAGACAGTCAGCGGATCTGTAGCGCCTGGGTTCAACAGGACAGACTTTACCGGTCAAGCGTTGGAGTTAGATTGCGGTGGATGGACGGCCACAGACACCGGAATTTACGGCACCGACAAGATGGGCTTTGAGGTCGTGGCCTGCTACCACCCCATCATGCCGGTTCAGCGGTTGGTAAACGTAGATACGCGGGAGCACAAGGTTATGCTTGCATACCGGCTTAGCCGCCGGTGGGACATTGTGATTGTGGATCGCAACGTAATTTCCGACAGCCGCTCTATCATCGGACTCTCCAAGTATGGAATCATGGTCAACAGTGAGACCGGCAAGGCCCTTGTACGATATCTGGCTGATGTGGAGCAGCTCAATTATGACCTGATCCCGGAGGTATCCAGCGTGGGGCGGCTGGGCTGGATTGAGGAATATGGCTTCTCGCCATATGAGGAAGAACTGGTCTTTGATGGAGAGGAAACCTACCGCACTCGTTTTGAGAGCATCCAGGAGCATGGGAGCCGGGAGGCCTGGCTGGACTGCGCGAGAGCTGTCCGGTCAGGCAAAACCCCCGGCAACGTGATCGCCCGTATCGTTCTAGCCGCTTCCTTCGCCTCTGTTCTGGTGGGACCGTGCCGTTGCCTACCATTTTTTGTACACCTGTGGGGCGGATCGGAAACCGGAAAGAGCCTGAGCCTGGTTCTGGCCGCCAGCGTGTGGGCCAATCCAGAGATCGGCGTTTACATCCAGACCTTCAACGCCACGGAGGTGGGGAAGGAACTGGGAGCGGCGTTCTGCAATTCCCTGCCCCTCATCATTGACGAGCTCCAACTGGTCAAGGACAACCGGAAGGACTTCGACCGGATGATCTATCAGTTATCAGAAGGTGTGGGACGGGCCCGTGGCCGGAAGCAGGGAGGCCTCCAAAAGACACCTACCTGGAGGAACTGCGTCATCACCACAGGCGAATTTCCCATCATTTCCGCCAATAGTGGAGAGGGGGCAGTCAACCGGACAATCGAGGTGGACTGCCACGATACCAAACTCTTTGATGAGCCGAAAAAGACCGCCACCAGCCTGTACGCCAACTACGGCTTCGCTGGGCGGGAGTTTGTAGATCACCTGATGGAGGATGGCGTGATAGAGCGCGTCCAGAAGCTCCAGGAGGACTTACAAAAGGCCATTAAGACCGGTGACACTATGGACAAGCAGACGGCATCTGCGGCCCTTATACTGGCCGCTGACAGGCTATCAGAGGAGTGGATCTTCCAAGATGGCGTTCTCCTTCAGCCAGACGATATCCGGCCATATCTGGTATCAAAAGAGACCGTCAACCAAAACGCCCGCGCACTGCAATACCTATATGACTTCATTAACATCAACCAATCCAGATTCTCGCCGGGTGCGGACGCCCACCAGGGCGAAGTGTGGGGCGATCTGGACGATGATTACGCTTATATCATTCGTTCCAAATTCGACCAGATCCTTCAAGACGAGGGTTACAATGCCTCTGCTTTTCTCGGATGGGCGAAAAACAACAACCTAATTCTTCCGGGTAAAGATGGGAAAATGACCCGAACAAAACGGATTAACGGGCGAGTTTCACGTTGTATTTGGCTCAAAATGGACAATTATTTGAATGATTTTGAGGAAAACGTAGAGGAACTATTGCCGTAATTGGGAATTCGAAGTTGTAACACCGTAACACCTTGTAACACCCTTTTTGATATGTTTCTATAAAATAAAAAAATTGCGTGCGCACTTTTTTTAAAAATTCAAAGTTAAAAAATAGGTGTTACAGGTGTTACAGTCCCTCCAATCCGTTGCGGCGCAATGTTTATAGCGTAACACCAGACGTGTTACAAAACGGTTACTTAGTGTTACAAAGGAGAGGCTATGATATTTCCATTTGAAAGAGAAGCTGAGCAAGGGGCCCCCATGCCGGACGGTTTATCTCTTCCAGATCAGCTTGCGTTCCGTTTTTTGTCCAGCATGTATGCAAGTATTAGAGCGGGATCTATAACCAGAGAACGGGCGATTTCTGATAAGGGGAAAATGACGTATCAATATAATATAGCAAATGAATCCATGAAACAATGGAAGGAACTAGGGCAGCACTGGTCAAACATTATTAAGTATGTTGAGTTCGCACAAAGTCAATATAGAAAGAATCGTACTTTGGAAAATGCGGATGTACTAAGCAAGGCGTTAGATGGGGTGCTGATATGATCACCAGAGACCCCTACGGCATCAGCGGAGCGGTGGCACCCTGGCGCAGCCTGGACGCGATGGAGCCGATTGCGGAGCGCAGGATTACGGAGCGGGATACAGAGGAGGCCGAACTCTGTGGGCGGTGCCCGCTGCCGGGCTGCAACCCGAAAAGAGTTGGCTGCCTCCTACATACCAGGGCGAAAAGGCCAAAACCGTCCCGTGATTTGCTGGAGCGCATGGCGCTGGACGGGTATGGGCCGGAGACGATAGCCCAGGCCACCGGATACTCCATATCAACCACCACAGAGTATATGAAACAGTTTTTTAGGGCGGGACCATGTGAGCGCTGTGCGTCCAAGAGCATTTGTGATGCAGTCGTCGGGACGTGTAGCCGTAAAGAGCGATGGAAAGCAATCAAGGAGGTGCCGAACGATGGACGATAAGACGCGCGCCCTGCTGGGCGACCACGAGGCGACGAAACTGGCGCATCTCTCCCTCTTCTCCGGCATCGGGGGACTTGACCTTGCCGCCCAGTGGGCCGGATTTACCACCGTCGGACAGTGCGAGTGGGCGGACTACCCGACAAAGGTTCTGGAAAAACACTGGCCGGACGTGCCGCGCTGGCGGGATATTCGTACATTGACGGGAGAAAGTTTTTATGAAAAGACAGGACTACGAACAGTTGACGTTATTTCGGGCGGATTCCCCTGCCAGCCACACAGCGTTATCGGGAAACGGCTTGCAGAAAATGATGAACGGCACTTATGGCCAGAGTTCCTGCGAGTTATTGACGAATTGCGGCCGAGATATGTTGTTGGCGAAAATGTTAATGGCATCTTATCTACAATACATGAGTCCATTTGCACCGATTTGGAAAAAGAAGGATACGAAGTCTGGACGTTCAGTATTCCGGCTTGTGCTGTCGGAGCGCACCATGAAAGATACAGGGTTTGTATTCTTGGCATCTCCAAGGGCAAGTCAGGACTTCAAGCCGATCCGCAGGCAGACACCACAGGAGCACAGCGGAAAACACGGACAAACGCTGAGTGCCAGCCTTGGAATTATCTTCCCGGAACGTATTGGGCAGTACATCACCCCCCAGTTTGCGGAATGGATGATGGGATTCCCGATTGGATGGGGGGATATCCGCAGTACAAACAGTGGATGCAGTGTTACGGAAACGCCGTAGTCCCCCAACAGTTTTACCCGATCTTCCAGGCCATAGCGGACATAGAGAGGGGAATTATACATGGATGATATCAAATTAGCCCTTCTAGGCAATAAAGAGGCGGCCAAGCGGCTGACGGATGCGGGGATGCTGCTGGAATGTAAAAGGTGTGGCAGCGAGAATGTCGATTATGGGGAGTATGATGGTATTCTTGTTGGGCTGGATTACGTCAGATGCCGAAACTGCGGCCTAATAGAACAAGGGGTTGTGTCCCCAGAAGAATTTTCGGCCCGCCTAGAATGGAACACCAGAGCGCCGATTCTGAGCGCGGAGGAGATGGAGATGCTGGAGGCGCTGAAAGATGGCAAGGGCGATTGATGCAGACCGACTGAAACAGGCCATAGACCATGATTATTATGAGCATTACACCAAATATCACGATAGCGACCAAACAGCCCTGATTGATATGGTGATGGACGATATTGACGAGATGCCCACCCTCACCCCGCCGAACGAGGCGCTGACGCTTGGACTGGTCGATAAGTATGGCGCACCTCTGTATGCAGGTGACACCGTGGCTGCTGACAAATTTTTTATGTACGCTATCCGGTACGGAAGCCACAATGTAAACCCGAAGCAATGTGAACCCGCCTATCAGGTCGGGTGGTATCTGGAAATTGTTTGGGCACTCTACAACGAAGACAAAACGTATATCGGGCACACTGAGGCGCTGTATGACATTGGTGGAGTGGCTGCCAGATACCCGGCCCATTGTGCGGATACTACGGAGGGAGTACAAAACCTGCTGTTGTATAAGCACCGCCCGCCGGAGGTATCGCCATGAGACAGCAATACACCCGCGCAGAGCTGGAATCCATCACCCAGGAGACCGCAATATACATTGAGGGAGCAGGGATAGCCCAGCTCCAATGGGGCGGCCTGGAGATTGCAGAGGAGGTAAAGGACGGGTACCTGTACTGCAAGCACATCAAGCCGTTTGCGATGGATCTGTACGACAAATACTGGACGGCCTGGGATGGGCCGCCGGAAAGGGGAAAAAATAATGAAAATCCCAGCGGAATTTGAGGACATTTTACGGGGTGTAGAGTTGACGGAGAGAGAGAAGCGGTTCCTGCGCTGGATAACCAGCTGGGACGACCACACAATGCAGAACATGAGAACCGTGGTGGAGAAAGTACGGAGCACCCTCTCCACGCTCCAAGCCGAAAACAAGGAGCTGCGGGCCGAGCTGGAGCAGGTGAAGCGGGAGAGGGATGCGGCGGTCAGTGATCTGACATTTGTGGTGAATCAATATCGGCTGGAGACAACAGGAATAGACCTTTGCGGACTTTGTGAGTATGATTTGCCACCAGTAGGGGAAAATGGACAAACCGCAGAATGCCCCGGATTTTATGTGAACGATTGCTTTAAGTGGCGCGGCCCGGAGGAGGGGTGAGCATGGAGAGACTGACATACTGGTGTGACAATGGGCATGGTGGTGGAAAATGGTTTGTAGCTATCGATGCCGAAGGAAGAGAAGATTACGGGCCGCACGTTGACCGCCTCGCAGCCTATGAGGAGACTGGCTTGGAGCCGGGGGAAATCGAACAGCTCAAAGGTGAAGCATTTGGTCTGAGAGTGGACAAGCAAGAGCTGGAGCAATATCGTGCTCTCGGCCCCATTGACCGCCTCCGCGAACTGGCCGAGGCCGCACTGCGGAGGGAGCAGGATGGCTGATATTCTGACGATCATAGCTGCTGTGGAGTGGATGGCGCTTGGCCTGCTTGTCCTGTGGAAGCTCAAGGGGTGGAATCGAAAGATGGAAGAGTTATACGAAGACATGAAGAAACAGTGGGAGGCCGAGCATGAGACTAGTTGATGCGGATAATGCACGAGAGTGCTTTGGTGGTGATGGGGTGACTGGAGCCGTCATGAAGCGTATGTTTGATAGCCTGCCCACCATCGACGCCGTGCCTGTGGTCAGGTGCCGGGAGTGTATATATGCCACCAGACCGGGAGACAACATCGTCTACTGTGACAATTTTGAGCGTGACATGATGCCGGACGATTATTGTAGCGTTGGAGAGCGAAAGGAGGCCGACCATGAGTAGCCTGATATTTATGGATGCTGAGTGCCCCAACTGCGGCGGAAACTGCGGGGACGGAGGGCGTGGAGATACCTTCTATTGCCCCTCCTGTGGCTGGAAGGGGAAAATAAAGGGCGCCGAAAATGACATGAAGTTTATCGAGGAATATATTCGGTTTTGCATCGAACGTGACAAGGAGGCCAACCTAGACGAAGCCATCGAAAAGTACCTGAAAATCAAGGAGGGGGGCCAACATGGACAAGCCGAGAATTTGCGAGGTGCTTGGGGTTGAACCAGAAGAAAAGTTTGAAATTAGAGGGAACACGT